ATGGAAAGACTAAACCCGAAATTCCAAACCCCTCAAGATCTACCAGCACTGTAAATTTAGAAAATTTACAAGTAGGGGGACAGAGGCTTTCTGGAACTCATTTTATTCAATCCGTAGATATGTCTGTAAATCTAGACAGGGTGGCTAATTATGGATTGGGAAGCGATTTTGTTTATGGTAGAAAGGCTCAACTACCAGCACAGGGTTCTTTTGCTGTTTCCTCTTTGGTTTCGGGGTTTGATAATGGTCAAATGACTGGAGTTTTAAAGAACGACTCTAGTTATGATTTTGACTTAACCCTAGCAACTTCAGGAGATAAAAAAATAGTTTATCAAATCGAAGATGCCCAACTAGTTTCTTATAATTATTCTATGCCTATTAACGGAGAAATGAGCTTTGATGCTCAATTTAGTTTTGAAGTGACCGACAAAAAGGGATTAAAAATTAGTGGAAGCTCTTACTAATCGTAATCAATTTTTATATTTTTACTTTCGTATCCTTTTTCTTTTATGCGGTTTGGGTGTTCTGCGCCACCCCTCTCCTTAGCATAATTGTCATAAAATTTTTCCTTTACAGGATCTTTTCCTCCCGCTATTTCGGCCCTCTTAGCGCTTAACTCTGACGATAAGTCCATCATATCTCCAATGGTCCCCTTTTTATTTGAGGTGGCATCAATATATTGTTGATTGCTGAAGGGATCAATCGAGTTATCAATAGAGGCATTAGGGGATAGGAATACCCTATCCCACTCAACGCCGTCCTCTGAATAAACATGTTCATCATTCATCCCTTGAAAAACCTCACGGTATTCTTCGTGTTCGGGATGCTTGTAAACATAAATAGGCATTATTTGATCTGGATTTCCCGAGCCTCTGCAACGGTTTTTTTAGGAAGAGTAAGTTTAAGAAGTCCATTTTTAAGATCAGCGGAAATGTGATCCTCTGCCACCAGATCATTTAAATGTAATTTAAATTTTTGTGAGC